AGGCACAGCGTGGGCCTTATGGAATGCCGTCCAATCTGCAGAGACCCAAGAGCTAATCAAGAGTCTCAATGTGGATACAACTGTCGCACGGCAGGTAGATCAGTTACTTGGTGGAACACCACCACTTACCAAAAAAATCGAGCAAGCTTTACTAGAGCTTGTTTAACCAACAAACAAACAAACATAGGGAGATAGTTATGTCAGGTTACGTAAATGCAAGAGTCGACATCGAAATCGACGGCGAAGATGTCATGCGAGGAATCGTTGACGATATCGCCGACGTGGTACGAACAGTTATGAACGAAGAACTCGATGTAGAAGATCAAGTTAAAGATGTTTTAAATGACTTTGACTTCACTGATGAAATCATCGCCACCATAGAATCCTTTGACTTCAACGACATCGTTCTTTCACATGTCATGAGCTATGACTACGGCGACGAGATTGAGAATTGGGTAGTGTCACAGCTAGAATCCTTAGTTGGTCGAACAGATCTATGCAGGCTAGGTAAAGCTTTCACGGCAGCAGTCAACCAGATTGTTGACGATCGCATAGAGTCTCGCCGTAAAACTGGGGTAGACGAACTGTCCTCACTGTTAGACAGTCACGCCAACTTACAGAGACAAGTCATGGCGCTAACCAAGGGCATGAATGCTATGCACACGTTCCTAGTTGGAACGTCTGCAGCTAGCAACACAGCAGTTAGCACATGGAAAGGAGCGCAAGCAAACGTCATGGGGTATCACAGTGACTGACCCTCTCCGCATAGTCACGGAGCCACGCCTCAGTGGTGACCGTAAAGTCAGCCCTAGCATCAGGAAGAAAGGCAAGACTCTTAACGGTGGCACGGTCAGAGTCAAAAACTCTTTCGGCCTGCCAGCAATCAAGTCATGCGCTGGAGCAACGGACTGGTGCAAAGACATCTGCTATGCGTTGGCATTACAGAAAGGATTCCCGAACGTCAAGAATCTCGTGGATCAAAACTGGGATGCCATCGAGCCGTACCTAAACGACTCAGACACGTTGACGATTCTGCTTCACGGACTTGTATCCCAAGTCAAGGTGCAGCTAATCAAAGATGAGGTGCCTGCAGACGACTGGGTGTTCCGTCACTTCTGGGATGGTGACATTCCGTCAGCGTCGTTCGCTACTGCGATACGTCGCGTAGCTGTCTCGTTTCCTGACATACAGTTCTGGCTATACACCAGAACCTTCAACGTCACGCATAGGTTGACGGGTTTAAGTAACTTGATGGTATACTTGTCAGTAGACAAGGATAATGTTACTTCAGCCATCAAGACTGAGCTTGCTCACGGAGAGAAAGTAATGCTGGCTTTTTGTGCAGACACATGGGATCAGACAGAACAGATAGCAGCCAAGTTCCCACACAGACGCAAAGGTCCTAAGTGCCCTGAGTTGACAGGCAAGATTCCTCTTGTCGTGTGGGATGGCAAGCAAGGCAAGGGTGCATGTGTCGAGTGTGGCATGTGCATATACGGGAGAAACAACGTTCGTTTTGCGAGCAGTAGATAGGGCTATGGCTAAATCCAAATACACAGACCTAGAGCGTAAGGCTTACGCCTTTGCTCTTTACACAGTGCTTGTGCTAGATCAACTCAAGCTAGAAGTTCAATGGGAGGAGCGTGGTAGCTATCAGGAGTTCATAGCTGACTTAGACAGAGTTATAGATCAGGCTTTCCGTTTCCAGCTAGCCATGCTGGTCGAAGATCCTGAACTTAGCTTCGATGAGATCGTTGAGGGAACATGACACAAACGAATGCGCGCAGCAACAACAGTGGAAAAACGTTTGAAGAGAGAATGGATTGGTACCTAGACCCAGCCAACGGATATATAAAAATCAACAAAAAAACAGGCTGTTGGATATGGCAACGCTTCTGCTTACCAAGGGGCTACGGCCTCCTCAATGCAAAAGTAGTAGCCAAAAAATTGGGCACCAAAAATAACTGTTTGGTACATAGGGCTTCATACTTTTATGCCACTGGGTCTCTGGATAGACACAAACATTTAGATCACCTATGCAAGAACGTTGCTTGCTGCAATCCAACTCATTTAGAAGAGGTGGACGCAAGCGTCAACAATGCCCGCAAGTCTCTGATCAAAGAACAAGAGCAAGAAATAAAGAAACTAAAAAACAAAATTAGACGATTGGAAAAAAAATTAAATGAACATATACGTCCTTCTAGATGAGGTTCACGACGCTATCCAGTTGTCAAGAACCGTGGCTATACGCTTGATAGAACAGTCAGCAAAGCTGGAAGAAAAAATAGGTTCTTACCTGGAAGAACAAGAAGAGTACTTGCAGGAAGACGCAGAAATAATTCCATTAAAGACTGTTGATACAGAGACTACAGAATGACATGCACATCCACAGAAGCCAGCTACCAGAGAGGGTGTCGCTGCAAGGATTGCACTGGAGCCCACCGTAGCTACGCCCAAAGCCGTAGGTACAGAGGTTTGCCTTCACAGTCAAACCCTGTGGGACGACCCAAGAGTTCAGAAGCAGACAAGAGAAAGAACAAAGGTTCCGCTAGTCGAGGACCAAGATATGCAGAAGGATTCACCAAGCAAGACATAATGAAAGCGAGAGGATATGAATAAGTATGAAGTAAGAGATCACGTAGTTAGACTAGGCGCAGGTCTAAACACCAGTGGCTACGTAGTATTACAAGATGGAAAGTTCAAAGAATTTTTCAAAGACAAACAAGAAGCAGAAGATTGTGCTTCTTCCTTAATGAAAGACTCCGAAGGGGAGGATGGCTAGTGGATACAAAGTTGAAGAACAAGGTGACGTTACATGAATTCATACGTTTGGAATCAGAAACTTTTTGCAAGACAGTAGAGGACTACGCTAAAAATTTAGAACTCAGCGATCCGTTGACTTACTTACTGATCGTTGACGAGATCGAGAAACGTTTAAGATTGTTCATGAAGTCATGCAGTTACATGCGTCGTCACGCTATGCTTGACGCCGTTCAGTCAGGGATGAGTCAATCAAGCCTTGCGCGTTCTCTCGAGTTGTCGCGTCAACGTGCAAGCGACATGGTGTTGAAGGCAACTGACGAACGTGTATACAATGTGGCTCTGCCTTTCGACAAGATGGAAGAGCTAAAGGACAACGACAAGTTGCATTCGATAATAGTTTCACTCTAAGCTAGGATCACACCCCCTTTAGGGGGGGTGTGATCCAATTGGATACAAGATGGATCTGGGTGGGCTGCCTCGTTCTTCTCCCTTTGCGGGGTAGCCCATCTCCTAGGGAGAAAAATGATTGAAATAAAATTACGTCAGAGTTGGATCAACACCTTTCTCAGATGTCCCGAGCAAGCCAGGCAAGAACGGTTTGGTCTAGTGACACAGAGAGAAACCTCAGATTTACTGAGGGGCAACGCAGTCCACGCAGCCATCGAGTACGCAGGGTTAGCTCTCGTACAGCGAGGCGAACGTGTTGAACTGGAAGAGTTGTTGGATGTATCCGATGCTTTCCTTGCCTCCTACGCTTCTGATGTTGAAGTGTGGAGGCAGGGATATGAACCAACAGTAGACGTGTGCCGCAAAAACCTTGAGTGCTGGCACGAAGAACTGTTTCCAATCCTTGACCCCAAAGCAGTCGAAGAACAATTCACAAAAGAAATAGGCGTGCGAGGCAACATCCGTCTGATGATGACAGGAACCGTTGACTGGATAGACAAGTCAGGTGTGCTATGGGACTGGAAAAATCCAGGCCGTCACTACCAGCCTTGGGAGAAGAAACGCTGGGACATCCAATCCCACGCATACACTTGGGCCTTCGATGCAGACCAATTCAACCTAGGCGTACTGTCCGCAGGGAAACTCCAAGTAATCGAGATCGAAAGAACACCCGAACATAAAGAAGCATTCTTAGAATTGTGTTGGTCACTCGTCCCTACGATTATGTCGAAGGATGAGACATGGCCTCAGAATTGGAGCGGTTGGCACTGCTCCCCACAATGGTGTCCAGTCTGGCAAGCTGGCAAATGTCGAGGGAAACACCTCGGGGATAATCCCTGGTAAGGGAGAAGGAAAATATGACAGATACAGCAAAAATAACAATCAGCTTCACACAGAAAGTAAGTGAAGCAGCATATGAAACAGCGGACTACTCGCTCACCATTGAGCGCACAGTTCCTGAGTCATTGGGAGATGAAGGGATACTCATTGAGGCAACATCGCTCTTCGAGCAAGTTAAATCAGAGGTACTGAAACAAGCAGGTCAGGAGTGGGACTTAACTCCTGATGGAGTTGTGATGCGTCGCCTCAAAAGCGGCGTTTCCAGGGCTGGAAGTAATAATGCCAGCCCCGTTCAGGCAGCCCCTACCAGTGACCAAGCAGGTCCAACGGCGGCATCCGTAGCTGCTCCCGCAGGAGTACCAACACAAAGCGGAGCCAAAATGTCAGGACGCACATACAAGCGCACTGATTTTTGTGTAGGCGGAGACGCAGACACACGCCAAGCAGCCTGGAACCTACTTGCTTTCCAACCACCAGAATGGGATGACAACGGCAACCCACTCAAAGTTTATGAAGTTAAAGAAAAAGCTGACGGAACTACAGACGTAACCAAAGCAGGCAAAAACTTTCCTAACTTCTCTGTATCCAAAGACGCCCTCATTCGTTTAGGTTTCCAACCTCAACGCGACGTAGGCATATGGATAAACGACGGTGATAGCAACATCCCTATCCGTGTATGGGACCAAGCATCAGGCCAGAACAAACAACAAGCAGTTGAATTCGACTGGACTGAACGCCGTAGGGAACTACAGCAGTTTGCATACAAAGGTAAGTGATGGGTGTGGGCGAAGCTACCGAAGCTGTCGCCCTCACCACTGAGGAGATTGATGCTCGCATGGCGAGCATTGATCTCCCAGAGGGAGAGCCGCAGTACAAATTTTTTAAACCAACAGCAGACGCTGTAGACAGATGGGTTCAGTACGCTAAAGGAAGCCACGACTGCTTCTTCTTAGGGTTACCTGAAATCGACACAAGGATGCGAGGCGTATGGCCTAGCGACGTACTCGTCGTAACGGGCAGAGCACACAGCGGAAAATCTGCTGTGCTTCTATCCTCTATGGCACGCAACCTTCTCGAAGACCCAGACTTCTACGGTGTGATCTACACACCAGACGAACCAGAAGTATTGGTCGTCGCGAAACTCTATGCGCTTCTATACCAACGCAACCTAGCTGACGTAGAAGAAGCACTTAAAGAACAAGACTCAGCAGTCATGAACGAAATCCAAGAAGCCAAACACGGCTTCCTGGACAGAATCAAAATCTTTCCCAACGCTCTGTCATTCCGTGACATGTCAGAAGCAATGAGAGAGTGCGAAGATTACTGGCA